CTACAGAATCTGCCCGAACCGTATGTACCAGTATGTTCTTTACCGCAATTTTCACAAAACATTTGAACCCTCGCTTTATATATATTTAGCGTTAGTTCGTAAAATGGAGTGAGCGACAGGACTTGAACCTGCATGGTGCGGATTTGCAATCCGGTGCGTAACCATTCCGCCACGCTCACATTATTGGCCTCTCTGCCACCTGTACCTAGCAATTAACCAGTTCTCTTAACGATGTGAAAGCCAAACTGTGTTTGTACTGGGCCAGTGTATGAACCAATACTAATACTGTTTACAGCATCTTCAAAGGGTTTGACCATTTGCCCTGGACCAAATTCGCCTAGATCACCGCCATTGCGTCCACTAGGACATTTGCTGAATTTTTTTGCGATTTCTTCAAAATTGTTACTGTTGGCATTAACTTGGCTTCTAAGTTCTTGTGCTAACTCTAATGTATCTACCAAAATATGACTTGCTCTCATTTATTTTCCTTGTTGTTAACCTGTACGTTTGACCACGTGATATCCTGCCGCTGTTTGAATTGGCCCAGTATATGAACCAATACCAATGCTGTTGATAGCGGCCTCTAATATTGGATCCATTTGATCTGATGTCAATTCACCTAGATCCCCTAAATTATTTTTGCTATCTGGGCATATACTATGTGTGTATGCCAACATTGAAATGTCAATGCCTTGATTGATTTTTTTCCTAATCAATTGTGCTTCTTCTAATGTGTCAGTTAAAACATGACTTGCTCTCATTTTTGTTTCCTTATAAGTTGGTACCTGGTGTAGGACTCGAACCTACATCGCTCTCCGTGTAAAGGAGACGTATAACCTCTCTACGCAACCAGGCATGTATTCATTATTTAACTTGCGTCATTATTGATGAAAGAATCTCCAAGACCATATTCACCTGTGGGGTGTAGGTTAAATGCCAAAGAATACCTAGTCAAGTTTGAATTATGCCGAGTAATTCTGTGAAACAAATAACTAGGAAAAAATACCAGCATGTTCTTCCTTGGTGATAATGTGAATCCTTCAGTGTTCAATAAATTATATTCTTCTGTTCCGCCCAATAAAAAACTAGATAAACTTAGATTATGATTTCCAAATTCTAATATACCACCATCTATGATTTCATCAAAATAAAGAACGCCACTGTAAAAACTGTTCTTGTGAGAATGGAATTGAGATTCCCCGCCACGCTTTACCTTGGTACCCCATGAAGTAGTTATTATAAATTTCTTATTGGAAATTCGCAATACGCTTTGAACATAGTCGTCAAAATTATCTAATATTAATTTTTCTAAATCAGGAAACTGCTTTAATAATTTTCTATTTGTTGTTGAATAAGCAGGAATCGTTCCATTAAAATTTGTTCCTGATGCTTGATTAATATAAAATTCACTATTTTTAATCTGTGTTTTAACAGCAGTAAAATCACCTGTCAAGAATGTAGTAGACACTGGTGAACTAAATGCTGGGAATACTGTGAATTTAGATATTTCAAAACTATACATATTATCCTATGGAGCGGGGTAGGAGAATCGAACTCCTCGCTTTAGCTTGGAAGGCTAAGGTATTACCACTATACGAACCCCGCACTTTAATCAAATACACTCATGGCTTTTGGATCGAAACCTGGTGCCCTGTCCTTACTACCTGAACTATGTTCAGGTTAAATGTATTTGATTAAAGTATCTATATGTTTATTATAACTGATTATTTTGTTATTGTCAACTTAAATGTATAAATATTAGTGTAGTTCGCGGAGCTCGAATTCCCCCAACTACTCTAATGCTTACAAGGAGCAATCAGCGTGAATATTTATCAGCCGTATACTTACCTTATTAAATTTTTACCTACTGGTCAAGTTTATTACGGATCAAGTTATGCTAACAACAAACATAAAGTATCAAATCCAGAACAACTCTGGATAACGTATTTTACATCATCAAAAATAATAATTAATCTTATCAAACAACATGGAATTGAATCGTTTCAATTTGAAGTTCGAAAAATTTTTGAAAATAGACACGATGCTGTAAATTGGGAAAGACGAGTATTAAAGAAAGTTAATGCTAAACAAAATCCCTTATGGCTTAATAAATCAAATGGTGGGAAAGATTTCTTATTTGAAAAACACACAGAAGAATCTAAAAAGAAAATTAGTAATGCTAGAAAAATATCAAAAGTTGATATTTGGAATAAAGGAAAAATATTAGGACCACATAGTCAAGAATCAAACATTAAACGATCCGAAACTATGAAAAATAAGCCTAAAAAATATACTAAAATATCCTATTGCTGTATATGTAATACATTGATTGTTGGAATACCAGGTCGGCCGACAAAGAAAACTTGTTCTACTAGTTGCCTATTAAAACACCAATCTATCGTCCAAACTAAAATTATTGCCTAGCTACCTACACCACATAGGCCCTAGACTGGGTGGTTACCCCGTCCATAACATTTATTCTTTTGGAAAGGTGTTAAACCTCACCTAATGCGTTCCCGGGTTCCCCATAAGGGATCGGATGGTCATAGCACTACAAACCTGGCGCTCTTTATGGTGACTGCCCCACCCCTCTTGTATAACGGGCGGAGGTGCCCGGGTTTTCTTGGTGCCCCTACACAGAATCGAACTGCAAATTACGGATTACAAAACCGTCGTTATACCATTTAACTATAAGGGCAACAGATTATCTATCAAATTTTAAAACCATATTAATCACAACTCTATCATAACTATCAATAGGATTACTAGACGCATGTTTTATATATGCTGGAAATACTAGTACCCTTCCCTGTTTGGGCTTTACTCTAACTGTTTCATCTGGATAGAACAAACAAGTATCTCCGTCAGCATCTTTCACATAATATATTGCCGAAATAAAATCTTCAGGGTTATCAACATCAACATGAGGAGTATTCCATTTGCCTGCCGCTTCTTTTACTCTCCAAAGTAAATTGAATTTTACCCTATTAATAAGCAATGACTTAAATTCTTCTTCGTCTCTCAAATGATAATCTATCGCCCTTATTATCGGGTAAACTGCACGTATTGGAAATAAGTTGCTTTCTTTAATCTTATGACCAAATACAGCAAATGACAATTGACCAACATCATACACATCATCATTAATAATTGGCTCCTTATCACCACGATATGTATTTGTGTCATAGTACCATCCAAAAAATGGATAGGTATCTTTGATCTTTTGTTGATCTTCGACAGTCATTACATCATCAATGATGATATGACGGTCCATGATCACTCAACTACGTTTTGCTTGGGATCCATCATCTTGGCATCCCACTCAGCCAATCGTTGACGGAATTCATCTTCGGTTAGTCCATGCCAACCAATACAATGTCCAACTGGACTACGGCCGCAACCGCACTTGCCAAATTCTTTTTGATCTTCTTTAACTCTAACCTGCATGTTATACCTTTTTAAATTTTTCTAAGTATTCAGGACCTACCAAGCCAGCTTCAATTTCTTGTAGTGCACTGACAATATTTCCGTTTGGAGTATTTACTAGCTTTCTACTGCCATGAGCAATTTCTCGAGCACGTAGACTAGCAACCAAGACTAGATTAAATCTATTGCCAATCTTCTCAACACAAACATCGTTATTAAGCGAATTAGTCAGTGTTACTTTTTCAGTACTAAATGGAAAGTTCATAAGATCCTAATGTTATATGGTGCGGGAAGAGAGACTCGAACTCTCACGCCTTTCGGCACGGGCTTCTAAGACCCGCATGGCTACCATTACATCACCCCCGCATTGTTTAAAAATTAATTGTAACACATTATTTACGCAGTGTCAACAACTAAATTGTGAAATTATAATTTAAAATTATTCTTAAATTTTCTTGTGGGCAACTACTAGCATGATATCTCAATCCATCAAAGAATACAGCACGACCCCGCTTTGGTTGTATTCGTTGTACAACATTGGTTTTGCTATCATCAAATATCAAGGTATCACCATCTGAGTCATCAACATAATAAACACAAACAACATGTGGAAAGTTTTGATCTCGATGTATGTTGTTATATTCGGTTCTAAATTTCTCAACTATGGGCAACTGTATGAAAGGTCGAATCTGTATTAGTTGATCAATTTTGAGATTGGCCTGCTCGCAAGCATTGACCAATATCTGGTTAAATTGGTCAAAATATTTTTCATCTCGAAAATTAGTCAACGATTCAAATACACTGGTGACCAATCCTGGAGTAATGAAATTACCTTTGTCTAAAAAGAAATGCCAACCGGATGTATTTCTCAACAACAATAGTTTTTTAATTTCGTCTTGATGTTGTTCTGAAACTACATCATCAATAATTATTATATCATTGCCTATCATAGTAAAGTATAGTTAGCAATACAGCGTATGTCCTTGGTGGGCGGTGTACTAGAGTGGAATCGTGTGCCATTAAACAATATACATCTGCCTTTTTTAGGACTGACTCTTTGATGTTCCTCAATAGTAGACAAACTGACCTTATCGCCATGAAAAGATTTAAACAATACTGTGTCACCATCTGTGTTGTTTACATAATACAAACATACTAGATGATCAAATTCGTGATCAACATGAACATTGTCATATTTTTTGTGTAGTTCTTCCCTAACAGGAAAATGTAAAAAACTTCTACTGGCCAATATTTTTTTCAAAGGAAAATTAATTGCTTTTGCCGCGGCCTGCGCTACAACTTTCATTTCATCAAATAAAAATTTATTATGATATTTGATCAACTCATCATTGAAGTAACTGGCCATTCCTGGGGTACGTTGTACAATACCCAACTTTTTTAGTTCTTCCTTGGATAAGGCAATGTCATGCATATAGACCCAAGGAGTACGATGCCCCAACAATAAGGCTTCTATGCCATCTTGTTGAGACTTTGATATGACATCATCTAAAACTATAATTTCATTCTTATCTATCATAAATTCACCATTAATTGATAGTACTCAAATCTTACAGACTAAGCAAATTTTGGAGTGGGTTGCGGCCCTCCTAAGCCATTGCCACGGTTGTCTCAGGACTGGAAGATGGCCCTACCAGCCCGCCTAGTGTAAGCGTCCTTACACGATACCCGCCAAATACTATCAACTAATGGTGCGACTGACCGGACTCGAACCGGTACGACAAAGTCGAGGGATTTTAAGTCCCTTGCGGCTACCAATTACGCCACAGTCGCAAATACTAACCTTACTTTTTAAAGAACGTTTTTACTAATTGCTTAGTGCGTTGATTATACAACAGTTAAATGGCCTTGTCAACTGGTGCTCCTAACAAGAATCGAACTTGTATCGCATCCTTACCAAGGATGTGTTCTGCCATTTAACTATAGGAGCAATTTACTCTTGCGCCGGAGTAGTTGTACTACCATCAACAGCCACATAACCTGTGAGTAATTGTGGCCTACGTTCTTGTTTTGTACTCTTAGGCACAATGGCTGCGGCCAATTCGGCTTGTATCATAGCGTGTTTCCAACTATCACGTTTATCTTTGTCCACGATATTACATAACATACGTTTAGATGATTTACTTAGTTTGAAAGTGCTATTGGGTTTTAACATTGATTTACCTTTATTGTATATGGCGGAGAGTGTGGGAATCGAACCCACTCGCCGGGTATAAGCCGACGACAGATTAGCAATCTGCTGCATTACCATCCTGCCCACTCTCCTTGTTTCTATTATATGTTACTTATTGTTCTTTGTCAACTGCTATTCATAAATATGAGCATGTATACTTTGCCAATCAACATTGACATTCAACCACTACGGGATGGTGTAAAGCTCACTGACTTCAGTATATCAAGTGTAACAGGCGTTACAACAATTGATACAAAATTTCTAAATCCTTCACTGGTAGAATTTTTTGACAGCATGGATGTGTTGCTACGATCAGATCTATTTTTTAATAATAAAAATCACAACAGTTACATACACGTTGACAGACCACAAAGCCCCATTTATCAAGATAAGGACTATGTGCGTATAAATTGGATCTATGGCGGTTTGGGCAGTGCCATGAACTGGTATGGCCTAAAGCCCGCCACCAATTGGATTGATGTTTCCCTGACCTGTATATATAGACCTGATCAAGTTGATCTTTTACACAGCGAACAACTTGCCAGCACACACCTAGTACAAGTGGGTATACCACACAATGTCACCACTGGTCCTGAATCTCGCTTTTGTCTTGGCATAGTGCCCACAAAGAAAAAAGACAACAGTCGAATCACAATGCGTGAAGCAAGGGATATATTTCAGAACTATATTTAAAATTGGTACGGCTGGTAGGTCCTGCCCCTACAAAGGCAAATGACTACGTCCTTGCCCCGTCCCCTTTCCTAACTATGGGTTAGGCGGGAGGTCTGCTATATTCCACTCACAGCCGCGTAAGTAATTATATACTTACCGCGATGAGATGTCAATGGTGCCAATAAATATCAGCATGAATACTTTTTGTAGATCAATCAATATTGACATTGACCCACTGTTCGAAGGGTTTGATGTGTATGATATCAATAGACCTAGAAATTTAAACAAACACTACTCAAACTTGGAATACATACCTTTGGTATTTGTCAATCCCAAATTAAAATCTTTTATGGATCAACGAAACATCATGGTGAGTCTCGTTGATATATTTTACTGTGGCCCTTATGAAGCACATCCAATTCATGTAGATCAACCACATGTGGATCAGTTTGTGGAAAATGACTATGTGCGTATCAATTGGATCTACGGTGGGGAGGGCAGTGAAATGAAATGGTACAAGTTCCGGAATCATATTGATCAGTTAGACCGACACAAAGTACAACATATTGTCTATGGTCCAGACGATGTGGAATGCATCCACTCACAGGCAATCTCAGGCCCACATCTAGTACAGGTTGGCATACCACACACTGTACAAAATCAAGATCAAAAACGTCATAGCATCTGCGCCGATATCATTCATAAAGACACCAGCCGTCGAATCACCATGAATCAAGCCTTGGATATCTTCAAAGACTTAATTTAATATTTGGAGGAGGGATGGTAGAATCGACCTCAATAATATTGGCGGAAGGCAGAAGAGTCGAACTCCATCCCTGTTAAGAGAACCTGGTTTTCAAGGCCAGTCGCAGGACCATCCCCGCTGCATTACCTTCCATATAAAGGAGAAACCCTGCGCAAGGTCAGGGTTTGAAATTAGGTGTGGGTGTTTTGAAGTACACCCACGAAACTTTTAGAAGCTGTAACGATCGCTCATCACAGTCTTCAACATGATGCCTTCTGGTGTGAATTCACTCATGTCTGCGGCCAATAGTGCCTTGGCAATAGCTGGGCTAAAACCTGACACTAGTGCGGCACCACTCTTGTCTGACTTAACAGGCACGTTATCTGAACTGTTTAGGTTCCAGAAAACAACTTGTGGTACAGCGTAGCCTGCGGCTTCGTACTTGCGTTCAATCATCTCCATTGCTGAAGAGTCATGCTTTACGCATTGGTTGAACTGCATGTCACTCAAGATCAAAACCATTTCTGGCATTTCACTTTGTGGAACATTGCCCTTCACAGCAACATCAAGGATCTTGCTGAAAGCCGCGTGTAGGTTAGTACTCATGCCCCAATCGGACTTAACCATTTGGGCCATCTTTTGAACTACGTTACCCTTTAGGGTCAAGAGTTCTGGACGGTCACTGAAAGTTAGGAACGTGTCCTTGAACTTGCCAGTGTTCTTTTCAGCCAAGTACAAACCTAGTGAAACTGCTACATCCATACAAGTGACCTTAGTGTTCTTGCCTGCTGGGCTGGACATAGAACCGCTAACGTCAACCAGTGGTAGGATGTTTGCGTCGCCCACATAGTTAGGCAAAGCCTCCCATTGAGCAACGATCAAATCAGTTTCTGTCTTGTTGAAGTTACCATAGGCAACATTCTTCAAGACATCGTAAGGGAAAATTGCCGAAGCATTTACCTTTACGGTTGGGTCACCCTTAACCAAACTCGCAACATACTCGGCGAACTTTGTAGTGTTACGGTTAAATGCCTTCTTGTAACGGCTAGCCGCTACACTTGGCACATGGCTAAAGTTGATGTTATCCCAGTCCTTGGCACACATTTGTGTTTCAACGACCTTGGTAAGTGCTACTAGACTCTTACGGTAGAACTTTGGGCTCATACCAAAGAATTCACGGATTTCACGTGCCACTTCACCCTTACGTGGAGTCCACTTAGCAGCCAAGCCGTTCTTCTCACGAAGAGCGTCACCTAGCATTGTGTAAGCGGCCTTCTTAACATCTGGGTCAGTAAAGACAAAGATGTCGTCCCAGCGACCCAATTCTGGAATCTTCTTCAACAGTGACATTACTGCCATCTTGTCGTTAGTTTCCAGATACTTCAGGATTGAACGGAACAATTCACGTTCACCTGCTCCACCACGAGCATCACGTGCCCATAGTGCGATACGAAGTGCTAGTTCGCGATCAGCCACCAAAGCGGCTGTAAAGGCAGGAACAATGTCCTTGCCACGACTAGCACCGATATTGTAAAACAAGTCTACTACAGCATTAGCTGAGGACTTGCGGGCCTTCATACCATTGGCAGTACGGGCTTCTTGATTTGCTACTGCTTCTACAAATGTTGCCATGATTGGCTCCTTTCAGGTTAATGCCTTGCGGCGGTTGATTTCATTATGAGTGAAAAAATGTTGCTGAACTTAACCTATATAAATTCAAACAGGATCGTTGTCGACTGCTTTTATTTTACTCAGGCCATCACTCTGAGCTTGTTAGTCTTGCTTCAATAGCCGCCTTCAACGCTAGGCAGTTTTACGTGCTTCGCTCCAACGGACTACCACAGTGTCTAACAGTTCTTAAGTAGATTAAGATTGCTGAACCGATCCTAAAACTGTCTAACAAGTTTCCTTGCTATGTATATATTGTATGTGAAACACAGACTTGTGTCAATACAATTTGGAAAAAACAGGATACGTTTTTTACGAAGGCTGTTTAGGCCTTTGCTCAACCGCTGAGCGAATCTGGCATGAAGCCAAATGTTGGAATCGAACCAACGTGTCATAAATGACTTTGCTGGGCGTATCCTCAAACTTGGTGCCGCCCCCAGGGATCGAACCTGGTTCCTCGGTGCTTCAAACCGGTGCTATGACCACATCAGCTAAAGCGGCAAATAAAATATTGGTCCGGCGTAGAGGAATCGAACCTCTATAAAGACTTTAGAAGAATCTTGTCCTATCCATTGAACGAACGCCAGTTAACCTTATTATACACTGGTTTTCAGTGTAAGTCAAATATGGTACCCTAGGTCAGATTCGAACTGACACGATTCTCCTTTTGAGAGAGACGCCTCATACCAATTGGGCTACTAGGGCATTAAAAAAATTTGGTAGTTCCTGAAAGAATCGAACTTTCATTTACGCCATGTCACGGCATTGTTCTGCCATTAAACTAAGGAACTATAGTACTACTTGGTCCCCCAGTGTGGAATCGAACCACATCCTGGACCTTATCTAGATTAATCGGTTATAAGCCGACCTGCTCTCCTTGAGCTACTGGGGGAATGTTGGGGTGTCACACGGGGAACGATCCCGTACTACCAGTTTCACAGACTAGGGTGCGAACCTCTACACTAGTGACACCATAATTTAATTTGGTGAGTCCTGACGGATTCGAACCGCCGACAACCAGTTTCGAAGACTGGGACTCTATCCAACTGAGCTAAGGACCCGTTTTTGGTAGTGATGGTCGGACTCGAACCGACGATAATCTCCGTATGAAGGAGGTACATTAGCCGCTATGCTACATCACCATATAGAAACACACTGCGGAATTTAACCGTCTTACCCGATACCTGGCACTGTATGGCCAAGACCGAAACTGAGAGTGACAACTCTTTGACATTTGCGGATCTGCCAGGGGCTCACCGATCAACGAATGTGTTTTTATATGGAATCCATTGTGTGTAGGGCATCGAAACCTACATTAAGCCCCATAACGGGCCTTTATTACCACTTATAAGAACACGGATTCTTGAGGTCATGACTCCCCAATA